ATTGCTTGTATTGCTCACAGCCGAGGAGGCAGGTTTGTGAGGATGGAGTGGAACGTGCAGTGAAGTTCCGTCATGGGTTGTGCCCCAACCACCACAAAGACATTTATCAGAAGGATAAGATGGTGGATTACGACCCAACCCACCAGGCCAACGTCGATGGCTTTCATGAGCCTTACGTTGACCCCTTCCACCCCCCTTTCGTGATAAGGGCGAGCCAGAAGCCGGCTCCGGCGGTGGAACATTACCCGCTCACCACCTTGTTCCCCTACAAGAGAAAGCGCACCTCGATGGCGGCACTGCTCACTAAGCATGCACGCCCAGTCTTGTACCACAACAAAATTACGACATCGTACGACTGGGACGCAATTGAGAGGGAACTCCCTGATCCAAAGGCATCCAATGATGTCTTGCATCGTCGAAAGGTGGGAGTGCTATTGGGCGTAGCAACGTCAGGCTGCATCCCCTCGGTGCATGAGTCATCCGTGCTCAATTGCGCCAAGGCCATCATCCTGCGCATTGGGAGGGTGCCCAAGTTTGAGCCGCATGTCAACGCCTTTTCTGCTGCCAACCGGCTCCTCACTTCATATGCAGAGGAATGGGACTTCAAGAGTCAGTACGGACCATTCACTTTCGAAGAGTGGGTGGTGACCACGAAGAATCCCGAGTTGATGAGGGAGGCCCAGGTACAGTACCAAAATCAGGGCCTTGGCAAACTAGTATGGAGCCTTTTCACCAAAGTGGAAAAAGGAGACAATGACAAACCAAGAGCCATACAGTCAATGCCACCCACCTACCAGGTGGCTTTAGGCCCTTATCTCAAGAAGGTGCTGAAAGTGGCCGCCAAGGCATGGCATCGCGACGCTCCCTTGTTTTATGCCGGTTGCGCCAACCCAGGGGACATGCACTATTTTCTCAATGAAAAGATGGCCCCTCTCAAGGATACGCATCAATTTCTGTGCTTTGATTACAAGATGTTTGACTGCACGCACAGCAAATTGAGCTTCGAATACCTAGAGAGTTGGTATGCCAAGATAGTGAAGTTACCCAGGACTTTACGCCGCGCACTTTTAAGGATGCGTGTGCCCAAGGGTGTGTTCGGCAAGGGATTTAAGTATTCAGCCGCAAAGGAGATGAATGGGAGTGGCAGGCCCGATACGGCCTTGGCAAATGGATTTTTGTCGCTTCCCGCCCTTTTTGTGGCCATCACTTGTGCCTTGCACAACTGCACACTCGAAGATTTGCTGGCCATGAGTGCCGCTGATTTCTTCCTTGTCACGAGGGACACTGCACATCGGTGTCGCCTCACTGGTGCCGGCGATGATTCCGTAGTCATCGTCCCCCACGGAGTCAACCCCCAAGACATCATCACTGTCATAAACAAATTTGGTTTTGACGTGGAGTGGAACGGCCACACCACGTTTGCCAAGATGGTGTTTTTGGGTAATATGGCCTATTCTTATGATGAAGGCTACTTCTGGGGGCCCACTCTTGGGCGGCGGCTGTATAAGCATCATTGGATGTTGCAGCCAAGAGGGGATTTGTTGGCATGGTTGAGCGGGGTGTGCAGCCAGGAGCTGCTGACCCTCTCGCACATCCCAGTCATTTCCGACATGGCACGGGTGGTCCTCACCTTGTTAGACCGCAATAAGGTTAACAAAGGCAAGATTAACCAATTTCACGACCCCGATGCCATGCACAAGGTCAATTTCCAATTGGCGCCGGGCACCCCTCTGCCCGTGTATACCCAACGCACAATTGAACAACTCGCCTTGTGCTATGGGGTCGCCCCCGAGATCATCAATCAGTCAATTGAGCAGATCAAGGCGATCCCTTCTGTGCCATTCGTTCTACACACACCATTTACTGAGGTGGTGTGTAGGGTAGACGACAAGTAGGGCTTCGGCCCCCCATTACGCATGCACAATCACACATGCGCATAGGTTTTAGGAGACACTTTAGGCGGCACATTCCCCCGCCAAGTCCGGCTGTTCTGCAGCCGCGCGCCCCGGTTTTTGTAAGCACAGAGCAAGCACCATTTACATCCTACCTAATGGCCAACACAGCCAACACCCGCAAGCAATCAAAATCGAAGCCGTCCAAAACCCAACGGACAGCCTCGCGTCCTGGACCGCAACGGAAAGTATCGGTTCAGATGAAGCGGAAACCCTCTTTAGCTTCTGGCAAGGATCTCAAGTCTGTGAGCAGCAAGCAACTGGTGGTACACAACTCATCTCGGCCCAGCGGTCGGACCAACCACCACCATGCTATTGCTGCACACCTCAACCACCTGCATCTACACCATTCGGTGCCGAGACAACTGGCCATGGCTGTGATGCTACCCGAACTTTACTCCACGCGCTTGAACGATGGTTACGATGTCACCCCGTCCACAACTGCCAACCCGTTCAGCATTGAGCAAATTGACGTTTCCGAGCCGTTCCCCGATCCGCTACCTGTTGGTTGGACCACTCCATATCTCGCGGCTGGAACATGGTTTGCTGCCTACAGCCGCAACCCTCTTTGTCATAGCGTGGTTTATGAGAACAACTATGCCATGAAGCCAATCCGCTACATCGCCTACTTTTCCACGTTGGCACTCACAGGAGCCCCAGCGATCGCCATTGATCCCCATACCATCACCCTGTCCACTTCTTTTGCCTTAGGCACTCAGACGTACAGTGGTGGTGTTCCCATCTCTGGTTATCCTCTCAACACCGCAGTATCCTGGCATCTCCCCATTGCGTACTTACTAGACGACCGCTCTGGAGACAACGGACATGCCCACCCGCACGCCGGTAAGCTCATGGCCATCTGTTCCAAACATAACTCCCAAGAGAAGTTTGTTTGGATCGATTCCATGCTTACCATTTTGGTCAAGGCCTACGGCGTTTCAGGTGCAGTTGATTTTAGCGGTGTGCTTACAGTCAACAGATGGGCTGGTGACACTTCAGTACCCTTCACTACTGTCACTCAGGCCCTAGGTTCCGCTGTGGAGCTCACTCTCACTGTGGCCGGCTACTACTCTTTCCAGTATTCTGGAGGCGTTGACAATGCCGGTGCCCAGAAGGTCATAGCCCTCTCCATGTTCCTTGGATCGAACGGCGAAGTCTTGGAAACAGCCAGCC